TATGGCATCTGGAGACCGGACTTATTCCATGTCTCTTGGACATGCGGACCAACGGCGTGAAGGTTGATCTGGACAAGGCGGAGCAGAACAAGAAGCTGATCCGTGAGAAGACAAGTGTGCTGCGTGACTTTATCCACAGGGAAGCAGGGCAAGAGGTAGACATCTGGGCATCAGCATCGATCCAGAAGATGTTCGACCACCTACAAATGCCGTACCCAAAGACAGAGAAAGGTGCGCCAAGTTTCACAAAAGACTTCCTTGCGAATCACCCTGCGAAGGTTTGTCAGGCACTTGTCAAGCTAAGAGAGTTTGACAAGGCAGACTCGACTTTTATTGACAGCATACTCCGACACGCGCACAATGGACGTATCCATACAGAACTCCACTCTACTCGAAGAGATGAAGGTGGCACTGTCACGGGTCGGTTTTCTAGCTCCAATCCTAATCTCCAGCAAATCCCCGCTAGAGATAAGGAAATAAAAAAACTGATCCGTGGCCTCTTTATTCCAGACGAAGGGTACAAGTGGGGATCGTTCGATTACTCAAGCCAAGAGCCAAGACTCCTTGTTCACTTCGCCGCATCAGTCGGCGGCGTAAACAGGCACGACATGGTCGATGATATTGTTAATGAGTTTAACACTGGCGATGTTGACCTGCACCAGATGGTCGCTGACTTAGCAGGCATCAGTCGCAAGGAAGCCAAGACCGTGAACCTTGGTATCATGTATGGCATGGGCGTTGGCAAACTATCCAACCAGTTGGACATATCAAAGGATGATGCACGGGCGTTGATGGACAAGCACGAAGCCAAGGTTCCGTTTGTTAAATCGCTTGCGGAGATGGCAAGCCAACGTGCCTCGAAGCAGGGGCAGATCCGTACCCTGCTAGGCCGCAAGTGTCGTTTCCCACTGTGGGAACCAAAGCAATTTGGTATGGGCAAACCTCTGCCACATGACGAAGCACAAAAGGAATACGGACCACTGATCAAAAGAGCGTTTACTTACAAAGCGTTAAACAGATTGATCCAAGGTTCGGCGGCAGATCAAACAAAAAAAGCGATGCTTGACTGCTATAATGAGGGACTTACTCCTATGCTCACGGTCCATGATGAGTTATGCTTTAACATAGAGAGCCAAGAGCAGGCCGACAAAATCAAGGAGATCATGGAGACAGGAGTGCCTCTCAAAGTTCCCTCGAAGATTGACGTAGATATCCAGAATGATTGGGGAGACATTGAATAATGTTTGAGAAAGAGTTCAAATCTTTAGGTCTAAGAGAAATGCATCCTATGCAGGTCGAATCTCTGATGGAGTTTATCGGGGTCACACTTAACCTTGCGACCATGACAAACGACGACGAGGTGATCAAAGAGACCGAAGCCTTTGCGGACGAGCTTATAAAGCTGTTCGGGGGAAACGGAATCAAGCTGACAATCGAGGCTGACTACTGACCACCACCAAGGCGTTGCAGAATCTCTAGGTTCCGCAGCGCGTCCACTGGATTTGATCCAAGGAACGGGATACGAGACATGATGTTCTGTTGCTGTTGAGCCGGAGCTTGTGGTGCAGGTGCTGTAACCTGTGGAACATTAGCTTGAGGCGCAGCGACTGGAGCCTGAACAGTTTCTTCCGGCAACGGTGTTTCTAATCCAAGATTAGCTTCTTGTGCCTCTTTGGCTTTGAGTGCCTGACGTTCTTCTAGTCTTGCTTGTCTATCTTGTTTTGCTAACTCTGGGGACAGTTTCTCAAACTGCCGATCCATCGCCATAGAAATGTATTCTCCCCATGGTCTTTCATCGACAAGAAACTTTTTATCTTCGTTTATCAAATCTCTGATAAACCCTTGCACGGTTTGTTTAGCAATGTTTCCTGGACGAAACTCGCCTTCCATTATTGCAGCAATCTCTGCATTCCCAAGATTAGCTTCTTTTAATTGTGATCGAATCACATCATCTGGTGTTCCCATTTCCCTTGCAGCTAGTACTTTGTAGTACAACTCGCTTTGTACACGGTACAAGTTATCAAGATAAGAACTCCATGCCTCAAGAGTTTCAGGAATGGTTGCATCAGGACGGGTGATTTCTGAGTTAGCTGCCGTTTTCAAAGGACGAGCTTTTGATTGGTATTCACCACCAGCAAAGTTAAAGTTTGTACGATTGTTGATTTTAATTGGAGACAAACCTGTAAAGATTCGAGCAAGTTCTTCTTCAGATCGATACGTTTCTCCTCTGCGTCCAGGTTCTCCTGTAAGTCCTCGAACCAACGGCCCTGCTTCAAACTCTCCTCTCCGTTCACGGAAGGCTAAGTTCATGTAGCCAGGGACATACCCACCCAAAACGTGCGCAACAGATTTAGAAACTTTGTCACCTAGAGATTCCCCTTCCCGATAGATCGTAGCACCCGTAGGAGTATTCCCGCCGCGACCAATCCAAGAGGTGGGAAGAACGTCACGAACTCTTTCTGCGAACAAAGATTCCCCCGCGAATGGTTCTGTGTAACCTTTCATTGCACCCCACACTCCATTAAGGATTTGATTGGCCTGACTCTTATTAAGCTCCCCAGCCTCATTGTATGCTTGTAGTGCAGCAACAGCAGGGTCGCGAACAAAACTATGTGGGAAGATGTAACTCTGATTAAACAACTCCATGTTGCCACGACCGTCGTTGCTAAGAACGCCAAGAGCAGCACCATCGTAGAAGTCTGCGGATAAGACACGCGCTGCTTCTAGTTCTTCTTCCGTGGTCCCAGTTGCAAGCATCGAGGCTTTAGTGATTGCGGTAGGAAGATAATAAGACGTAGCAGTATAAGACAACAAGCGTTGTGATCCGATGCCTCGAATGTATCTTTCATAGGCTTTAGCCTGCGCTTCAGCTTGTTCTCTTGTTAATGTTGGTTTTGCTGCAAGCATAGCATCAGCAAACTCATCTACATCTATCTTAAACGAAAGTTCTTTAATGCCTCGTGACACTGTGTTGACTGCGTTACGAATGTTTTCAGAGGCAAATGATGTGAAGGCACCAAAGACGGGAATTGCGTCAAGACGTTTTACAAGTTTTCCAACTCGCGAATATACAGGCATTGTATCTTTTACAATGTCTCCAGAGGTTGTGAGAATAAAGTTAGAGAATGATTCGTCGAGAGATTTAGAAGTCACTCGTTTAGCCAATCCATTTTCTAGGAAGCTAGAACGGATTACATCGTATAATTCACGAGGTACTTCACCTTTAGGATCAATGCCTAGTTTACCTACAGCGTTTGCTATCTTGCCTTGTTCTCCAAACACCGCCATCACTTTGAAAAAAGAATCAGAGTTTCCGTATAGACTTTCCAACTGCCGCATGAAGGGCACTAAACTAGAAGCTCTTTCTGCAAGATTTGAAGTAAATTCTGCGACACCGCCCTTATCTCTAGCAAAATCTCTAAAGTCTTTTAAGGCTCTGGTAATCAAGCTGCTGTCCATTACGCCCAAAGACCCAAGCTCATCAGATAAACGACGAATACCTTCCTCGCTTAAATTGTCAGTGTTTGCCGCAACAACTCTAAAGCTATCAACAAAGTCCATGTCACGATGGAAATTTGCGTTGTTAGCCAGAGCTATACCGTTACCAAGAATGTTTCGCCACTGTGACGCGAGGTTTGGAATAATAGTCATGCGCTGCGCTTGACCTTTGAGGACAGCCGCCGTGGCCACTGCCTCTCCTAACGCATCGATTTGCAAACGAGCGGGGGTAAGTAACGCTTCTTTTACACTGGGAAGAACATACGACCCAGATAAATCTCCAAAGATCCCATCAAATAAAGACTGCCCTGTTTCATCCGCATCCAGTCTTACATACCCTCTACTCAAAAGCGTATCTTCTAAAGCAGATTGTATGTCCCCTGTAATTTCCCCAGAGTCTTGAAAAGACAACCTGTCTTCAAGATTGGGGTTGAATGGGTCACGAACAATTAAGGGAAGCTCTCCTTCTTGCAACGCTCTAAACGCAGGCATACCGCCCTTTGCAAAGTCTTGAGCCATGCCCCGATATGTTCGAAGGGATGCAAAAGTTTTTGCTGTGTCTTCCGCCGTTTGCATAAATGCAGCTTTAGGATCTCGTATCTCGCCCATTAACTCCATGACTTTAGGCATACCGTCGAGTTCTTTAACACGAGTGATAAACATATCATCGGTTATACTTAAAACGCGACCAGGCATAATTACATCTCCGCCGCGTTTGTTCATAGCCTTAGCTTTATCTAACGCATTACGAATGGCTTTTTGAACAGTCATTCCTTCTTCTGATACATCTAAACCAATGTAGTTCAGTAAGCGTTTCTCTGCTATTTCTCTGATTAGGTCATCCGACAATGGGACAGAAGTAGGGGATCCATCTGGTTGAAACAATTCCGCTGGTCTGCGTCCTAAAAGCTCTTCGACTTGTTCTGGAGTGTATTGTTTCGCAAACACAGTATCTTGCATTTGTTGCAATGCTTCTTTGTACAAAGGCAGTTCAGTAAGATTTGCACCTTCGAGTTCAGAATAATATTTGATTGGGTTTTTATACATTTCAAAACGACGACGCAGATATCCTCTCTGAGATGCGCGTTGTTCTTTCATTATATCAATGGCCTCGACCATTTGTTTGTTAGGAGGTGCCCCTTCGGCTTTAGCTTGAGCGATCCGTGTTTCGAGTTCCGTGATCATTTCATCTTGTTGACGGAAATTTTCGTCCAGCATTTTTCTAAAAGCCGTCCCCGCTTTTTTGCCGTACTTTTCTTCAATGAAAGAAACTCTTTTTGTTGCGTCTTTAAAATCAAAGCCTGTAAAGGCTTTCATTAAATCCTCTTCTATTTCTCTACGCTTACGACCGGACTTCTTTGGCAAATCGACCGCAGAAAAAAACTGATTAGTTGCTTTTTCCCAACCTCTAAATAAGTCAACTGCACGTTTTACTCGATTATCAATAAACCCTTGAGCATCTAATGTCTCTTCTATGATGTCGGAAGAAGCTGTACCACCTGGTTTAAACCAATAGTTAGCTTTATCTTTTAGTGTCTGCGCTCCAGGTATTTTCCCTGTTAAATCGGCTGCTCTGCCGTAGATATTAACAAGGGCACGACCTGTTAAAGAAGAGACTTCTGAAACACCAGGGATTTGCCCCACGCCTCGCGCAGCGGCTCCCACCACAGGAAGACCTGCGTCGAATGTTATACTTGCCAATCCGCCTTCAACACCTCTACGAAGTTTATTTGCAAGACGGTTGTATGCTAAGTCTGACCCAGACATCTCAGATGTATCAACCGTTTTCAAGGCATCCGGTAAGATGTCAAAACTATCGGAAAGAGTTGCACGACCATCCGGTGTAACAAGTGTTTCATAGCCTGTAGTTGCAAGAGCCGTGGTCCCTGCTAATCGCGCCCTGTTTTTAAGAAGTGCTTTCCCTGTCTTAGATTCTCCAAACCTATCTGCCGCTTTAAAGAACTTACTTGATGCTTTAGCTTTCTGTGTGCCTCGGGCCACGGAACTTGCACGACCGAGCCAACCTGCAATCGGAATAAATCCTAGACCAAAAGCTATAAGTTCTTCGGTAACTTCTCCAGCGGCGGTGTTTGGATTTAAATCGTAGTCTTCTTTAAACGCTTCAAACGCCTCTGACATAGGACGAGAGTACTCCGTGCCTAAAGAAATATCTAATCCGGCTGCACCAAACTCCATGATACCTTGTGCAATAGAAACAGGAGCCGTAAGAATACCTCTTCCTACATCCACTAAACGGCCTTCTTCAAAAGGAGCTACCGTATCTAGGGCTTGTTTCTTGAGTTTTTTAGCTTCTTCTTCTTCGCCACTATTCCAAGCATCAAGTGCTTCAACTTCTAACCGTTCGTATTCTTGCTGTGCTAACGCACGCTCTTTTAATTTTTTAGCGCGTTCAACATTTCCACTGTTGTAGGCATCAAGGGCTAGAGTCTCAAGTTCTTGGAACGTAGGCATTGATCACCTTTACTGAATATCGTCTAAAGATTGTGCCCCACCCGTTGGAGTTTTTTGATCAACAGAAGGAGGTGTAATTCCGAACTGTTTGTACACTTCTTTCATTACTTCTTCTGGGATGTTACTATTTCGAGTAGCAATTTCTATTGCTTTCTCTATCCCTGCCCCAGTGCCAGCAAAAGTGTTAACAACTTTTACAATGTTATCAACCGCCTCGTTATCGTTTTGTCCTTCGATGTAAGCCTTTGCAGCGGCGAGTTTAATTGCGTTCGTAAGGGCGCGATTTTCTTTATCAAGAAGCGCGGTTTGAGCACGAGATTCTTTTTGTTCATCAAGACCTGCCTGCAACGCCAGCATCTTGATCTTGTCTTTGCGTTCCTGACGGGTCGCGGCATCACCACGAAGTGTCTCAAGCATGTTTGCTGTTGCCTGTCCAAAGTCTCCGGTTGAAGCAAGCGTTGCACCAAAGATTGCCATAGCAAACCCCTGATCTTTTTCTGCTTCCTTCGGATCTTCGCCTAAGATTTTAGTAAACTTCTCAACGTACTTATCAAAGACACTGTCAAACTTTTCTTCTGTGTCGGCCTTTTCAAGATCTTTTTTAATCTCAGGTAAAATTTTGTCAGCCTTCTTAGGGATAACAGTAAAGTCAGTTCCCGTGCCGTCATCGATCTCTGAAAGATCAGGGAATGTTTGGGGTGTTGTTTCTTCTTCAACAACGTCTTCCTCTATTTCTCCTGCGGCGTCTGCGGATTCGGGCGTTACCGTGGACTGTCTACGACGAGTTGCATCTACCCCTTCACCACTGGATTCAGGAAGAACACCTGCTATTATTTCGCGAAGTGTTCTTCTAACCTCTGGTTTGTCTCTACGGTCCCCACGTTTCACTCCAGAAGCAACTACTGTTTCGTCAACCTCATCACCAATTCGTGTCGTCGTTGCCGGACCAGATTGATAGCCTGTTGCCGGACCAATACCTGCGACATCCAACATCTCATTCATGCGTTGTATTTCGCTTGCATTCGGGCCTACCGATGTGCGTCCATAATCTCCTATGGTAACAGGGCGAGGCATGTTTATATCGCTTGGATCAATGTCACCACCTATGAACCCTTGATTCATCAATTGCTCAGACACTGTAGGCATAGGTGGCCCACCTGCCCGTGTCCCTTGGTTTGTGAAGATGTTTCCGTCGCCAAACAAACTTGCCGCATCATAGCCCTGACCAGGTTTGATATCACCATAAGCAGTGGGACTTGGAGCCGGACCTTGGGCCGCGATTTGATTTGCAAGAGCTTCAAGCGGTCCCACACTGTACGAAGATGCAAGACCCTCACGTACAATATCCCGAATAGTTCTATCATCTGTAGGAACAGGTGCAGGTTCCGAGGGCTGAGACATGCGGTTCAATCGCGTTTGAACCACGGCATCACCAGGTCGTGCTGCTCGAACTACCGCAGCATTTCTTCGACTTGCGCTTTCGACATCGGATACAAATCCGTTGTTTTCGCCTTGAGCCGCCCTCATCATTACATCAGGCATTAAGTCGTTCAATCTTTGAAGCGTTTGTGAGCTAACCGTCAGATACTCTCCGACATTCGTCAAAACTCCAGGGACACTAATAACGTACATGTCTGTGGAAACCTGCCCACCAGGCGCATACCCTTGTGCCGCCATCATCAACGGCTCCGATGAAGCCATGATGCCACCCATCCGACGAAGCTCGTCTCTTGCTTCGCGGTTAAACAACTTACGCTTCATCACAGACATTAGCTAAATACCCCTGCTCTATTCAAACCACCATATGCGATAGCTGCCCCTGTTGCCTGCTGGAACGGCGACGGCCCTGGCATAAAGGAAGTCTGCGCTGTTCCGATTGGCGCACCTTGAATGACATCAGAGAAGAAGCCAACCTGCTGATACGGTAGCATTTGATTAGCACGAGCCATATCAAACTCTGCCTGCTGCTGACGTTGCTGCTGCGCACCCAACTGTGACAATAGGTTAACATCCGATTGTGCCATCTGCTGTGCCATACCGCCCATCTGCGCCGACTGCATACCAAGGGAACCAAGACCCTGACCCATGCCTGCAACTTGTTGCTGTGCGCCAAGACCAGTAGTAACCCCTTGCAATCCGAGTTGAGCAGCTTGCGAACCAAGTTGTCCCGCTTGACCTGCCCCTTGCATTCCGAGTTGTCCCGCTTGACCTGCCCCCTGTAATCCAAGTTGCCCGAAGGAAGTGCCAAGTGCCCCGGTCTGAGTTCCGAGTTGTCCGAACAATTGACCCACGCCCATCTGACGGCGTTGCTGCTGTTCAAATGCGTTCTGTGCTTGCTGTTGTGCAGTCTGATAGCCTTGGCTACGAAGTCCAGCAACTGTGCTTGCAATGTTGCGCTCAAACTGTTCGCGCATTGGATCAAGCGTTTGCTGCTCTGCACGACGACGACCTGCTTCTCCTGAAAAAGCCCCGCGAGAAACAGCACTAGCTGCTAATTGCTGTTCTGCCTGCGACCGTTGACGACCATATGCACGTTCTAAGTCTGAAAGTGTTGCGTCAACAACTTGTTGTTGGAAAGGATCCATATATGCTTGAGCCGAAGCAGGATCATATGCTTGAGCCGCACCGCCCAAGAACTCTTGTCCGCGACGGATAGCTGCAATCCCTTCTTGTTGAAAGGGCATTGCCATAGAAGCAGCGTCACGAGTTTCTTGTGCCGCTCTTTCTCCTGCGGTTCGAACCTCTCCCGCTGCTCTTCGCAGTGCCTCTTGTCCTGGTCTAATTTCCCCAGGGATTTGTCCTGCTAGTCGTTTCGTCTCGTCTATCGCACCTTCAACAGTCCTAATACCTCTGCCCAAGGCACGAGATCCACGCTCCAAGAAAGGTTTATACGCCCCGATTCCTTCTCGCCCTAACTCAAAGGCTCTTTCCTGATCTGGAGTAAAACCTGCAACTTGATACTCTGGCATTTCGCCCGTAAACAACTCTTGGGCGCGAGGCAGCAAACCCTGGATATAATCAGGGTTAAGATACTTTCCGTCTACCGTTTCAATTTCAGCTTGTTGCTCTGGAGTTAATGCGTCGTAATCTTCTTGAGAAAGATACCTGTCTCCAGCACCGTAAAGATACGGTTTTGCTTCTTCCGGTATATCCTTGACAACCTGCTGTGTGCCGCCGCCTGAACTTCTGCCCATACCACTAAGCCTTTCGCATCTTTAAGTACAGTTCCGCTGCCGCCTTGGCACGGTCACCGTTCTTTGCGTTACCAATAATTTCTGACGCGCGTTCGTAGTCTCCATTTGGATCCATCGCCGCTAAGTCTTTGTGAGATAGTACCACTTCCTGTGTAGAAAGTGCAGCCTCTCCCACAGGTTGTCCATCTTGATAAATAGTTGCAGGGATCGAGTCGCTTGTCGGAGTTCCTGGACCCACGATACGACCGCCCTCGGCACGATTAAGAACGCGACTTGCAGGAACGTACCTGCCCCCTGGACCATAGTATCCACCACCCATCCAAGGCTCTCGCTTTGGAGCATCTTTTTGTGGCATAAACATACTTGCAAGGATTAGATTACCAGGGGATAGCAAACCTTCTTTGCCTGTAAGGCTGGCGATACCTGCACCAAGACCTTTGTCTTGAATAATTTCTCCAAGGCTTTGTCGAGCAACTTCTTCTGAAAGTGCGCCTTTTACGCCCTCTTTGGCTGCTGCTCCGCCTAGACCTCCACCTACGTTTAACGCTCCACCAACGCCGCCTAGAGCGGCAGATTTGAGTGCGCCTTTTAGATCGTCCCCTGTCAGAAGAGAACCAATACCTGATACCAATGCAGGTCCAAGAATATTGCTTCCTAATGCCGCTTTAAGACCAGCAAGACCCGCCGCACTCGCAGGTATAGCGGAAGCAAGGGCAGAACTAATAAGTGGAGCAAGAATAGCTTGAATCATAACGTGCCTCCTCCCATAGATTGCGGCATAGTCACTGTAATCTTAGTGTGCCGTTTAGTTTCACCCGTCCAAGACTCTCCGCAGTTTGGGCAGTTACCATCAGGATACGAAGCAACTTCCTCTGGTGTGTCCACTAGGTTATCACAGTTGTGGCACTGTAACTTGTCTTCAGAGGTAGCGGGTTTCCAGCGGCCACCATCTGGCATTGTGATTACTGTTTCGTCAGACATATGTCACCTATGTAGTTGTCACAGTTACGGATCCAACAGCACCAGTTCCTGCTGATCCACGAGCATGTGGCGTATTTAGTTGCGTTATCTTAACATATCCACCGTGATTAAAGATAGCCCCTGTTTCTAAACCAGAGTCGTCTGTCTGTAAATTGGTGAACACACCGAATGTGTTGCGCCCTTCCCCAGGGTTTTGCACTTGCTGCACATAAACAGAAAATGCTCTGACAACTTCAGAGATATACTGCTGATTATATTCCCGTGGCGCATTGGGAAAGTATGGTATGGCAAGGTTTCTAGACATTAGCGTCTTCCATCGCTTCTAACATCTATTCTAGGAGAGCCAAGTCTCCAACCCGTGCCAGTCATATTACTATCCACCCTAATCGCTATTGATCTACCCCGCAACCTGACATGAGCATCTTGTGTAAACTGCTCTACAGGAACAGATGCTGTTTTTTCAACAGATTTAGCATTGCTTTGAAGATAAGCTCCACCAGGGAAATTCCGCGCTTTGAGAGTAAAGTTTGCAGTTGGTGTGGTTGCAGTAGAAGACCTAAAGGTTAGATCAGGTATCAACCTTCTAACAAAACTAAACTGATCCCCCTCACCTAAATCTAATTGACTAGACTCAATGTAGGCAGATATGGCGGTAACAGGGCTAGTACTTCCATCATCAAACCCTGTTTCATGGTTGTAAAGGTAGCCATCTCTGCCAGCAGCTATTGGATTTTCTTCAACACCCCGATCAATCCATGCCGTTCTGGTTAGTGTTCCATAGTACCAGATGTTTTGCAGGTAGTTGTATACAACATATCTATCGTTATTGTCTGAGCCAGAAGATGGATAGAACCACCAAATCTCTGAGAAAGACGAGTTCACCGCAGCAAAGCATTTTTCTGCTTGTTGAGCATTGAAGTCTGAAAACACATAATCACGAACAGAACAAGGCAGCGTCTGAACCCCACCATTATAGACGTAAAACTCATTTTTCCCCATCCAGTACACAGTGTCTTCAACCGCAGCCACCGCAATAGGACTTCTGATTGTGATGTTTTCTGAGATCATGTTGATCCCAAATGTGAAGGGTGGGCCAATGTATTGCATCGCGTGGAGAGATACATCTGTAAAAACTAGAATCTGCTGTCTGGTTTCGATGGCTGTAACGATCTTTGACCCAGAACCCAGACGTAAATCACCTGCTGTATTTGTAGTTGTTGGTGTCCAATCAGCGGCATTCTCTTGATCTGAAAAACGGATCAACAACGGGTCTTGCACACCGACATCGTTCAATGGATCGCATCCAAAAGCAATTACATGGCGATCAACATCTGACACCAAGGTTTTTGTCGCTATGGTAGGCGTACCCGATGCCCCAGCTAAGTCACCCAAAGCAACTGCACGAGTTGCCAGCCCATTGGATTTATCCCAATAATAAACACCGCCATTGTGGACATTTAAAACTAAATCCTCACCAAAGTTATCATGCTCCCAAAGACGTAAAGTGTCTTTAATTGGGTCAATAACAGCAGGATCGCCCCAGCCTTGACGACTCCAAGCACCTGCACCCCAGCCAGTCCCAAAAACAGATGTATCTAGGCCAACATTAATCTGATAAGCACCAACAACTGAAGAGCCACCATTTCCAGTATCTGAACTATTTGCCGTCACAGGAGTGGGAGAAAGCTGACCGTCAACAGTGATATCTGGTATGCTTGTGTCGGCAGTTCTTGCTGTCACCTTGTAACTGTCCGAATCAACTACTTCTATGATGTTATACTCTTGGTTAAGAACATCTGCTGTTATATTGCCGCCAAGGCTAACTGCGCCACTGAATGTAACGAAATCTCCTAAAACAGCCCCATGTGCTGTATCAGATACAGTAATTGTTGATGACCCATTTGTTGCAGAAAAGGTTACATCTCCTGCGGAAGTTGTCGCACGAATAGGCGTTATGTCATAATACCCCTGACCCTCTTCAATATAATATTTAAGATGTGTGCCGACACCAATGTAATTGGAAAGGTCTAACGCTCTCCAAGGGTGCAACGCACGGCAACTACCAAGGAAAGATTTAACTGAAACTTTTGTCCAGCCACCTATCTTTTCTGGGAACCCTGCACGGAAACGAACTTTATCGCAATCAAACCAGCCACCTTCGTTCGAATAAGATGTCGTTTCTTTGTTAATACCGGGTTGGAACTGTAACTTTGTTAGTGGCATCCTGTACAGTCTCCTCAGTTTATATCTCGTTTTTCTGCTATGGTAACAGGGTTATAGATATTACTTGGTGCGCGATACGTTTGCACGTCAGCTTGTGAAAGACTTACGTCAAACTCCACTTTAGTAACGTCTGCTTTTGTCCAACCTATCGTCGGAGTAAAGTCACTCCAAGTAGTGCTTGTGGTAGACTGCCCAGAAGTTGTTGCAGCTATAAGGCTTTTATCTGCGTACAAAATGTCAAACTCAACTAATGTGTAGCTATACGGCTCACTACCGCCATAACTAATTAAGTTTGGAAATGTGTGAGTTCCCGTCTTGCTTCCATCAGTAGGCAACTTAAAGGTAGTAACACTTTGAGAAGTTGGCCCTTCAAAATAGAAATACATCTTGTTGTCATCAACGTCACCAATAACGCCAGTTTGAAACCCAGTGCCAACAGGTGGAAATGGAACAGATATTTCTCTACCCCAGTCTAAAGTTCCTGAAGTGCTAACTTTTGCGATTACATGGCTACCACTTGAGGTATGAAAACTACAGTAAAGATAACCGTCATATAAAACTGCGGATGCGTTATTTCCATTAAAAGATGTGAAGTCAGAATTATATATAGTACGTTCCCATGAAACCGCCCCAGTAGAGCAGCTTACTGCAATCAACACCCCACTTGCATTTAAGATGTATATATTGGTTCCATCTGTTACCTGAAGCCCAGCCATATTTAGACCATTGTCTAACTCCCTTACCCATTGCTGAACACCACTAGAATTGTACTTCAGCAGTATATAATCAGTACTAGGTGGAGAAGTGAGATTACGCCTAAGAACAAAATACGAATTGCCACTGCTATCAACTAAGAGCTTGCTTATATTGTCAGCGTAGCCATTACCTGAATATATGTACTCACTTGGCTGCAATCCTTTAGTCCACTGAACAACTCCTGAAGAGTTATACTTCACTAAAAAGGGATACTCATACGATCCCGCGCGTCTTATTCGACCAAACCCATAAAAGTTATCACTGCCATCAAATGCACCGCTTGTCATTTGAGTAAATGGACTATCAGAGAAACTATAGTCTGCGCGTCCATAGTTATATACTGTTGATGCACCAGTAGTTGAGTTGAAAGATAAAATCGTAAATCCCTCAGTGGTAGTTCCTGGCACTGGGCTATCATACGTCAACGAGTAAAGACCGTAGATATTGTCACTACTGTTTTTCATTAGATATGCTTGTGGACTATAAGTGCCGCCTCCAGACACTGTAAAGCCATTGCTTCCAGCTATACCTGTGATTGTGCCGTATGGACTCAAGCAGCCAACACCCAACCCAGGTGCGCCTGTCCCAGCAAAAATGCATCTGCTATTACCGTCTACCTTCAAGCCGCCTACAGCATTGTCAAAGAAATCAACTGTGTTGTTGTGATAAGAGGCATTCGCCATCCAATCACCAGCTTCTGTATCTGAAGATAAAGCAACAGTTGCAAGCCAACTCATTGGAAATCAGCTCCACACAAGAATCCATACCAAGTTGTCCCACCATCGTGGGTGATAAAACCGTACATATAAGTCTCACCGCTCAACGGATAGTCAGGAACAGTGCCGCCACCTTGCCAAACAACAGAGGCAGGCCACGTTAATGTATAAGAACCACCACCTACAACTTTAACAACAAAGGCGTAAGCCGTGCCTGTGGCAGGTGGATTACTAAACGTAAAGGTCGTATTGCCCGACGTTGTAAGTGTAAAAAAGTTACCCGCTTCACAGTCTACAGATGGAGTTGTTCCAGAGAGAGCGTCTACTGTCTCATTGTAACTCTTTGCCTTCAACTCTTCAGAAACATACACATCCCCTGAAGCATCGGCTGTTACAACTTTAGATGCTTGAGAAGTGCCAAGGGTTGTAATGTCGTTATAGTTTAGCTCTGCGATGGATGCTGTTATTCCAAGTGTCGCCACTACCGCTGCGCCATCGGCATCGTCTAAGATAGTTCTAGCAAAAGACGTTAGATCAGTAACCGCATATGTGTCTGACGCAGTTGCATAGATCATCTTATCTGCGGCAGTTGTTAAGCCTGAAATAGATTGCAATCCAGCGTCATACGCTTGAACATCTGTTCCGATAGCCACACCAAGGTTGGTTCGCGCTGTAGATGCATTTGTCACATCAGATAGATTGTTTGCGGTTTGAAGAACAGGAAGCGTTGATGTTACATCCACAACAGCAGCACTAGCCCCACCACCATCCGCATAAATAAGTGCGGTATCTCCTGAAAGAACTGTTACGTTACCGCCTGAACCCTGTGTGAACGTGCAAGAATAACTCGTACCGTTATCTACAATGTAAAACTTAGCAGCGTTACTTGGATCGATAGTAATAGTACATGCTTCTGTTGCACCACTCAAAACTAATACACGATACATGCCGTCAGACAGTGTGCCGTCTGTAGTTGACAGTGTATGGGCTGCACCAGAGCTAGATAGGTCAATAGTGCCAACGCCGTTTATTGCGCGGTCTGCAATTTCCCAGTTTGTGTTTGTTGTATCGCCCCATGTACCCGACTGTTCGCCGTTGTCTATGAGTTCGATACCTGTGTTTTGTGAATATGTGCTGGGCATGACTATTCCTTACGCGGCTATTTCTGTCCAAATGGTATTCGGGCTTGGAACGATTCTACCCCAAACAACAGGAGATGTCACCTCACCAGTGCCAGCTACACCTGTTACAGATACATTTGCATTGATTACGATAGAGACCTGACCCACACCTGTAGACGCGGCTACCCCTGTTACGTTTGCGGTTATGTTTACAGCAGATGTTGCGTCACCAACTTCACCTGTTCCTGCGACCCCTGTGACTGATACGTTCGCGTCACTATTGACAACAACGCTTCCAACTTCGCCAGTGCCTTCTATTCCAGTTGCAGGGGCAACACCTGAACCTGTGGCTGTTGCACTGCCTACATTACCTGTACCTTCAACACCCGTTGGAGAAACAACCGCACCCGCTCCTACTGTCGCATCACCAACCTCACCAGTGGCTTCGACCCCTGTGACCTGTGCAAAGGCAACAATCTTAGCTTCTGCTATACCAACTTCGCCTGTGGCTTCGATCCCAGTGACAGAAACATTCGCATCCCCAACAATCGTTGGAGAACCTGTCATAACCTCACCAGTGCCTTCTATACCTGTTTGTGGAGTATTAGCTCCGCCAGTAGCTACAGATGTTCCTACATTACCTGTGCCTTCAAGACCTGTAACATTAACTGTGATGACGTTTTTAGCGGTGGCTGTGCCAACTTCGCCTGTTCCCTCTACCCCTGTGACACTAACAGATAGGTCAACGACACCGTCATCGCTAAAACTTGACTGTGAAAATGGAGTAAAGCCGAACATCGTATGCTCCTGTTATGGTGAGGTGGGCCAAGTTATTGAATTGGGGAACCCTTCTTGGCTGGAGATATCTCTCAGACTTTGTCGATACGTGGCCCATGCCGCCTTGTCCGCGTCGGATAATGGGCTATCAGGAACCTGTGTCCAATCACTCTTTTCTAAGAGTTCATTACGACGAGTACGCATCCTGTCTCCCATAAAAGCATCATAGTCTGAAATCTCATCCGCTGTTTTATCTGTTACCGTCCAACCACGAAACCATTGACCATCCTCTAAATGAGGTTGGCTATTTTGAGCAATAAACTGCGTTCTCTCATCAATCGTTGGCATTGGCACAGGATTTACCGTGTACAACCCAAAACTCTCTAAAAGATCAGATGAGGGGTTTTTAGGAAATGAGGTGGTAGGGTTATCCTCACGCAGACTTTCAAGTGTGTAAGGAAACTGATCTATCTCACCGTCTGTAACTTTTACATACATTTTAGTCTCCGTTAACTAAGTGTATTTGTGGCAGGGTTGGTAGTAGGGCCGCTGTTGTTTGTTAGAGGGGTAAGGCTGCGAGGAGTTTGAGTTCCTGAAACATAGATAGCTCCTAAAGAAGACAAATTACTCCACTTATTATTAGAGCCTTCTGTAACCCAATTGTCATTGCCCAAGGTTAAACTATAAGAACCAAAACCACTCCAGCTCCCTGTTAGAGAACCATCTGAAGGAAACTTTATTAATGCGCCCCTGCTAGAACTTGTAGCGTACAAGCTCCCTGATTGATCAATGTGTATACGCTGTGCAAATATATCTGTGTTTTGACTCCACGTAATAGGCTGAACCCATTGCAAAGTACCTGAAGAGTTGAGCTTCATAACGCAATTTCGCCAATAATTTTTTTCAGCAGTAAAGTTTACATATACGTTCTCATCTGCATCTACAGTTAGACCATTATAATAGTACAAAACACGAGATACATAAGTTGTATTTTCTGTAAACTTCTTCTCCCATTGCTTTGTGCCAGACGAGTTATACTTAACAACAAGGAAATCTACTTCACTATTGGCGAAGTCTATTAAGTAAATATTGCCCGTGTTTTTGTCGATGTAAGAAGAACTAGAACTAGAACCATAACTACTAAGGTTGAGAGTATTACCCTGTTGGGTTCCAGAATCATTATGTGTAACAATACCCCTCTCACCGTACAAAACAACTATTGCGATTAAGTTGCCATTGTACGTTCCACAGGCCAAAGTATCTGGACTACTATTATCTGAGTCTGGCCCTATTTCAGTTGCGACTTCTAATGTGTAGCTACTTGATCCTATGGAATAAATAAGGCTTAGGTTTTTTCGTGTAGTTGGAGAAGGGTACGCGTTACCACACATATACAAAGTGTCGTTATCTATCTCCATTAATTGCGCAGCTAAATAGGATTGATAAAACTGAAACCCACTATAACCACCTGATTGGTCAGTATCCGTCCAGCGCGTTGAAAAGTTCGTAGCTCCAGTAGATGGGTTTAAGCAGTGCAATTCGCCACTTTGAGGTGGCCCACTTTGATTCCAAAATAAAACATGTGGTCTGTCAGAGCTATCACAGCGAACAGCCGTAGGAGTCCAACCAGCCCCTGACGCTCCCCAGCTAAAGTACCGTTTCCACTGGATGCTCCCATTTTCATCTTGTTTCAGAACGATGATATTATAACTCGTACTACCACCCACACCCCAAAGAGAATAGACTTGGTTTCTGCTATCTGTTGTTACATCTATACAAAACTCTGCATCAGTCCAAGGAGATGTTCCATTATTATTGAATACAGCAAAGTAATCTCCAACAGGTGCTTCTGTATTTGCACCTGCCGCTGCCATGCCTAACTTTTTTACCATTAAACTCATGCCATTGCATCTCCAGCTTGGAAGCCGTACCACGTAGTACCGCCGTCCCTCGTCCAGAACACAAGTATATCAGTTTCACCACTAGCAGGTGCATCAGGAGCAGTGCCGCCAGCCCAATCTACTGAACTAGGCCATGTGACCGTTGAGCCGTTGCCCGTTAGCTGTAGGACAAAGCCTGTAGAGTAACCACTTGCTGGGCTGGTAAATGAGAATGTAGTGTTGCCTGACATTGATAGGCTAAATGCGCCACCACTGTTTACATTACATGTTGGGCTTGTTCCTGATAGAGCATCGTAATCTTCACGCACAGACCCATCATTAAGAAACAAACCATTGGCATTGTAAGACATTTCTACGTTGCCAGCGCGAAGGTTTACTTGATTGGTCTCAAACCCAACATAAGTGTCGGTGTCACCATCATGCACCAAAGCATTTGCATATGCAGAGCCAGAGAGGTAGAGGTCTCTGAAGCGGTATGATGAAGTGCCTAAATCTGATGTAGCATCTGCTAATCCACCATTATCTCGTGGAACAAGGCCATCCCCACCAAACTGAATGCCGCTAAACCCAGAGCCACCATCTATATAAGCAGTTGAGCCGCTAACACTCCCAATACTACCCACCGTGGTGCCGTCTTTGTTGAACAATGCAATGGCACCGTCAGAGTTAAGGCGATTGAGAACCATGCAGTCATTACCATCTCTGGCTACTGCAATGTTACCAAAGTTCTGAAGGTTAATTCCTGTGCCAGAGCCGCTGTTATTGTAGACACTATCATCAGTAGTCCCCACCAGCACGTTACCGCTGCTGTTGATGCGCATGCGTTCTGTGTCGTTAGTGGCAAACCGAATATTTGTGTTGTCCACATTATAAATATACGCATCCCCACCAAAGGCATGTGCGTCACTTGTTTTACCTACCGTAAACAAACCGCCATCAGTCGTATACTTTGTGCGTACCTGTGCCGAAGAACCTGTATTTGTGTTTGTTAACTCTATATTTGTTTCAGCATTTTGTGACTGGTCTACGTCTAATGCACTACTAGGCGAACTCGTCCCAATGCCAACCTGACCGCTGCTGTCGATGCGCATGCGTTCTGTGGCATTAGTCGAAATAATTAAGGGTTGGTTTTCTCTTTGAGAGATATAAGCTGCACTATCATCTACAGCTATATAAAATCCATCGCCAGCCGCTTGACCGCTGGTTGTAGTCGTCAGTTTAATTTGCGCTCTCTCAGCCCCTACAGCATCGCCATGAATGGCTAAAAGCTGTGCATTTGCATCCAAAGGAACGGCAGAGGAAGTGTTAATCCCAACATTACCGCCGCTGTCAATGCGCATTTTTTCAACGTCATTTATCCCAAAATGCACAGTGCTACCTGACATTGCTATAGGCTTGTACGCACTACCTGTACGATAATATCCACGAAGAGTTGGGCCAGAAGCAAAACCTGATGTAGTGTCTATTTCTAAACCAAGAGATGTTGATGCGTTTTGCACACTTGCTTGAGTGGCTGGCGAAGTCGTCCCAATGCCAACACGATTGTTTGTGCTGTCAACATACAGTGTGTTTGTGTCTACAGTTAAATCGCCTGCAAAAGTGACGTTATCACTTGCATCCAGATACACTGCCTTTTCGGCAGGCTGTGTGATAAACACATCTGCTGCACCAGCCGTTAGGTTAATAGCTGATCCAGCGTTTGAGCTTTCTAGGATTGTTGTTCTGGCTAGTGTTGTACCCGATGCTGTAAACGTACCAAGTCCAACTTCCCACTCGTTAGTGCTGGTTTCAAAGATAGCATAATATGTCGTATCCCCGTCAGACAGCGCAGACGTAAAGGATTGGAACCCTGAAACGGCACCAGCCAAAGTCAGAGTTCCTTGTCCTGTCGTCGCGGTGGTTTCTTTTACACGATCTTTTACAACAAGAGCCATCGCAACAATCTCCTAATTATCTACAGTTAAGCGATACGGATGATCGCATTTGAAGCGTCCGCTGTTGGAAACGCAATCTGGAAGTCTCCAGCCGTAGAAGTTTTATCTGAACCAAAGTCTAGAACCACAACAGTGTTTGTTGTGCCTGTCCCAGCACCTTCGGTTGTGTTATAGATCAACGCACCACGCGCAGTGATTGTTGCTGACGTAAAGGTAAGGTCATCAAAATCAGTAAACGCAGTTGTGCCAGACGAAGCCGGATCAACACGAGTTAAAGTACCGCCACCAGCAGAATACGAACCTGAAGCAGAAACTTCGTTAGTTGTTGTGTAATCTGTTGTAGCCGCTGTAAATGATGCATTGTTGTCGTACAATGCTAGTTTAAAGGTGTCGCCACCTGAGTTAAGAAAGTTATGCCCACCTTCAAGAAGCTCTTTCTTGAAAGAAGTACACATGAAGTTTCCAGTAAAGGCCATGTTATAGTCTCCTTATGAGTTCAGCCAGTTCGGGATGTCCCGCATCATTAAGTGCATTATACACAGTTGTGCGGTCACTGCGAATAGCTTGTCGCATATAATATGCAATCAGCTTTTCAATGTGCTTTGAAAAAGCACGGGCTTGGTCTCTAACCCCCGGATGGGCATTATCGGAGACCGATATGATCTTTTGGACACATTGTTCCGAAAGTTCATCTGGGGTAAACCCACGACCCTCAGTGGTTCTGATGTCCACTAAGTTCTCATGTTGAGGTACGTCTAGGTTTATTTTAAACATTACTGTTTCTGCCTTATAACTTTACCAGTTCGGTATTCATCAGTTGTTTCTTTTGCTTCGCCAAGCATCTTAATACCCATCAGAGCTTCTTGAAAACGCTGGTTATACATTGCCATTACGTCCTGTTCGCCCTTCATATAGATATACGCTTCTATTAATGAAGCATACAGCATTGCCATCTCTGCGTTAATACTCAACCAAGTTGTCCCACTATCAGACAACGCTGTGAGGCTTTGCGGTCGATAAAAATAATGTAGCTCTGCGGTATATGCTGTGTCTGGGCTTGGAGCCAAGATAAAAGTGTCTACATCAAATTGCGCGTAGTAACGAGGTGATCCGGTTGTAGTAGCGTCAGGCGTATACTCCTGCAAAAAACTAACATCTTTAAACTCAATAAAAAACTTATCGCCGTCAGTTCCCGCTAAACTTAGTGAAAAGGGGGCTAGAAAGTCTGAAGGACATGCCAAGTATTTATTGGATGCCGTCACAGTTGCTAATGCGTTCTTGCGAAACAAACTAAGCTGTACGTTTTTCAAGATCCGTTCTTCTGCGGTTCTAATGAATATAGGAAGATTAGTTACGAAAGACGTTTCATCATTCTCCGTATAATCCTGCAACGCTTGTTTTAATTCACCGTATGTAAAACTCATGTCGTACTCACTGTAACTGTTCCAACCGAACCTGTCATCTTCAAACGATTAGTCACAAAAGGGTTGTCCGTTGGTCCTCCAACAGGATTCCAACTCCACTGAATGCTTCGCTCTTCCGTTAAGTTAGGTTCCGGCCTGGGGTTTCTCAGTGCTTGAGGGTCCGGTCCCACCTTGGGGGGAAACAACTGTGGGTGCTTTGGTTCATATTCATCGGGGCCAACGAGCGCACCTGTCCACTCAAGTCGCATATCGCGCAAACGATAGCGGCGACCTGACCGATCAGATATTCCCCAGGCATGTTTTCCCGATGCGTATGCCATTAGACCCTCAAGTACTGAATGCTAGGCTGTAACTTTAGTGGAGTACGGCCTTCATCTTCATCTGCTGCGCGTTGGAACTCTTCCTCATACACAACTTTTAAAAGTTGCGCTCTTTCCGGCGCACGTTTCATGGACAGATAGTACGCTAACCCCGCCACCATACAAGGATAGAAACGAAAAGGCATATCAGTAGTATTAACCAAAGCATCTGCGTCCTCGATTCTGCGAACGTAATAGTAAACGATCTGATCGGTCGAGTTCTCTGGAACAGACCACAAGTTAATCACCGGATCTATCTGCCGATCAAAGTAAAACTGGCTTGGTCTGCCCTGCGTAGTTTTATTTGGCAGAGTTAAATACTCGCCACGGCTAATCCGCTCTATCTCATAGTCCGTGTTATCTCTACGAAGAACCATTTCTAGAACATCGACAACATCAGAAGTAAGCGTTTCTTGTGCTTGACCTTGTGTCAGGGTAATCGTGCCTTGATTAACCGTCCATAGGTTTAGACCACGGTTAGCCCAGTCAGCAAACATAATGTTTAAAGACCGACGCGCTGTTCGTGCATCATAGCCAGTGCGAACTTCGAGGCCACAGCGTTCATACGCCTCCTCGATGATCTCACCGACATCCATGTTGAAATCGCGGGAACCTGATGTTGTCATTGTATCAACTCATATGTGGGTTTTGATTGGTCTTTTTCTCAACACAACCGCCATATTTGTAGCGCGTAATCTTCCCGCCATTCATGTAACCACGAACTGCACCGCCGCCCATCATCTTTACGCGTCCGCCGTATTTCATTTTACCAACGCCGTCCGCAGCATAGAACGGAACCATCTCGCCGTTCTTTTCAACCATTTTTAATTTCTTAGGCATAGTAATCTCCTTTGTGTCACCATACTACGTTTTCAAACAGATGTCATTAAAACACCCGAACTG